AATATGCCATCGTTTAGACATAATGATCTTCATTTAGATAATGTGTTTGTAACTAACGCGGGTACGAAAGTTCGAATCATTGATTTTGGTTTATCATTCTCCAAGGATATAAAAAACCCTGAAATAAATTCTACGAGTAATAATGGTTCATTTTTACGTGAATATGGCATTTACAGGGGTAATCACCCGATGTACGATGTACACTTCTTTTTAAATAGTCTATACGTGTCTACATATTCATCTGAAGGTAAAGGTTATGGAGATTTACTGAATTTTATTACAAGCATATTTCCAGTGTCGTCGGGATATCTCGGGAGAGAGTCGTCTAATATATATTCGTATCGTCTTAGACCTGTTCAAAAAAATACCCGAAATACAAGAGAAGTCACTACATTTGACAAAATATTTAGACATTCGTACATGAACACCAATAAAGCAGTTTCTAGAAAATCTGCGGTAAAGAGTATACTAAAACCTAGAACTGTTATGCAGAAAAAAATACTCACTCAGACCGCTACCAAAACGAGTAAAGCTGGCAATGTATCCATGTCACAAAAATTGAGTAACGCGGCTAAGATTCTCAAAGAATCTAAAACTAAACCATTATACAAAAGACCCGCGGCGTCGAAAATGAAACCTCCTTTACCACCTAGAAATATTAAATCCAAATCACCCAAGAAGAACACCACAACGTCGATTAAAGATGTACCATCTAATTCGTCTGATAATAATGAAACATTACAAAACATGCAAACACGCCCGCTACAAAACTCGGAGACGAGTTCCGGGCGGAAAATTCCGAAAACACCTAAAAAGCGTTTATCACGGGGTAGAGTTTCATCTGCGTATGTAAGAAATTTTATGAAAAGTATGACAACTAAATAATACAATTAAAGACGTCGCACAATTCTTTAATAATGGAATGCTGTGATGTTTGTTGTGAAAAAATAAACAACTCGAATCGCAAAAGAGTAAATTGCCCCTTTTGCGATTTAAAGTACTGTCGTGCATGTGCTCAAAAATATCTTTTATCGACCATCGAAGATCCTCATTGTATGGGGTGTAAACATGTACATAATAGAGAACTCGTAAGTTCTTACTGCTCAAGTAAATTTATACACATGGATTTGAAACAGCATCGTGAAAATGTATTATTTGAACGTGAAAAAGCGCGAATGCCGGAAACACAACCACACGTTATGCGAGAATTAGAAAAACGAAGTTTACGAACATCTTATATTTACATGTATTATTTACTTACGAATATAGACCGTGATTGTACTTTAGATTATTACGTGAGACCTTGTTTAAAGGAAACTATCCGGGAATATATGGTATATATATACGATCAAATACAGACTCTCCGTAATTTTGATACTACGGTTGAGAACGTATATGCATTTTCCCAAAGTTGTCCAGATGAAGAATGTAGAGGGTTTCTAGATGATAATTGGAAATGTGGAATTTGTAAAAATGATTTTTGTAAAAAGTGCAACGAACCGGTATCATTTAACCATACGTGTAATAAAGATGTAGTCAAAACGTTAAAATTGTTAAAGCGTGATACCAAACAATGTCCTAAATGTAACGTCCCTATTTATAAAATAGAAGGCTGTGCGCAGATGTGGTGTACACAGTGTCATGTAGCATTTGATTGGAAAACTAGAAGAATTGAAACCGGTAGAATACATAATCCTCATTATTTTGAGTTCAAAAAACGGGGTAGAGAACATGGAGATATCCCATGCGGGGGTAGACCGGCACATCGGGAATTATTACAAATGCCCGCATCAAAAAACATACAAATGATTTCAATGGCTGTTATTCACCTTAATTACCATTTAATATATAGACATACATTTCAATATGAAGATAATCTCCATCTTCGAATGGGTTACATACTAAAGGAACTTACCGAGGAAAATATAAAACGTGAATTGCAACGCAGGGATAAACACAATGCCAAGACTACAGATATACAGGATATTTATACGATGTATATAGATACGGTTGGGGATTTATTACGACAATTTATTATAGATATATCAAGAGAAGATGAAATAATTCGAGAAGTTCAAGAGTTGACAGCATATACAAACGATGTTATTGAAAAAATAAGATATAGGTATAGATGTCGTGTCCCGCATAATATAATCTTAGAAATAGATATATGATAGTATTCATTTTTGTATCGATAATTTTATTGATTATACTACTTAGACCCAGATACCAACACCCCCGTGTTATACGGAATGTATTTAGTCATAAAGTATGCGATCATATTATTGAACTTGCAACACCCAACCTAAAACCATCGTTAGTCGGCACGACGTCAGAGGGGGGTTCAGTAGATACATCTGAACGGAAAAGTGAAACTGCGTGGCTTACACCAGATACTTCAGATACTGTGAGACGTGTTATGGATAAATGTGTATCCACAACAGATCGACAATTTGCTAATGCGGAATATTTACAGGTATTAAAGTACCAACCAGGTGGTTTCTATAATCCTCATCAAGACGTGTTTGATCGTCGCGAAGAACCAAATCCCCGTGTGAATACATGTATTATAGCTTTAAATGACGACTACGAAGGAGGTGAAACAGTATTTCCAACGTTGCAAAAGGAGTATAAATTGAATAAAGGTGATGTTTTACTTTTTAATACCCTAAACGATTGGGGGTTTCAGACGCAAAAAGCTTTACACGGAGGTAAGTCTGTTATATCTGGTGAGAAATGGGTATGTAATTTATGGATACATCAATATCCCTATGATCAGCACGCACCCTATCGATAGCCACTCAGTTAAACGGATTTGTAAGGTTTATTAATTTCTTTCCATTTTTTAATTTCATGAATATAACTTCATCACATTTGCTAGATATAAAATAGGATTTCCAGAATTCATGGCAGTGTGTAAAGAGCTTTCAGTGTAATAAAATATAAATATATATAAATGAATATCCAGAATAAACTGCCCTTTATGTCGAGTGTGTTTGGACACCTCATATTTCAAATGTTTATAATGTATAGATCCCTCGAAGCTACGATCAATAACGCGAGTTTAAATGATTTCGCGACAAAAAATAGATTGTTTCTAGTACTCTCTAATCTCGGTCTCTTGATGACATTAATTTTTGTGAAGATGGGTATACCTTATAAGATAGCCTTATTTACACTCACGTCATTCACGACGGGTATGCTTATGCATAAAATTACGGATATGAAAGAAGCTCTCGTCGAAACTCTTGGTATATTTATTGCTATGCTTTTCGCCGGTATAGTCACTGTAAAATTGGGTTACGATCTATCAGTTCTCGGTATGATACTATTCTTTTCTCTTATAGCACTCATATTTGCACGATTACTCTCACCCGGGGGGAGAAAATATACAAAGATCGCGACCCTCATTTTCGCTTTATTTGTAGTATATGATACGAATCAGATATTACAAAGAAATTATAGTGGAGATTTTGTAAACGCGTCTTTAGATTATTTTATTGATATCATCAACTTACTTCGTCTTAGTTCAGATGAATAATTTGCCTCCGTGGAGATTCGAACTCCAGACCTCTTGATTACAAGTCAAGCGCTCTACCAACTGAGCTACAAAGGCGGTGTCCTCCCTACCTGATTCGAACAGGTGACAAATGGAACTACAGTCCACTGCTCTACCAACTGAGCTAAGGGAGGTAAGCTCCCACCAAGACTTGAACTTGGGGTGGTGGATTCAAAGTCCACAGTGTTAACCAACTACACTATAGGAGCGAATGCTAAGAGTGGGGTTCGAACCCACGTGTGCGTGGCACATGCGATCTTAAGTCGCACCCCTTAGACCAACTCGGGCATCTTAGCCTGTTTATCTGATGTATTTAATACGTTGCAATTCTTTAATATGTTTCACCTGTAATGGCTATGCATGCATCCTTTTGTCCTCTAACATAATCCTCTATATGTTTAGTTTCTGAATAATTTGATGAGATCCGCTTAGATTCCGCGTCTGTACACGCACCTTGTATTAAATCTACATACATCTGCTGTTTCATGGAAACTGTTGAAGATATACCTGTCTCGGCGCTCTTAGATTGAGTGTCCTTCCACTGTTTACCAGATTGTGCCGCAGCTTTACACGCAGATTGAAACCCATTTGTATAAGCGACTTCTGGTGATTCCCCACCGTAACTTACGTTATTCGTTGCGCTCAAGTAATTGAAGTCGGTACCAAATTTATCTGCACATATAGACCCATTGACTACCGGCAATTCTTCGCTACCTGTTTTCATCGTACCATTTTCATCACCTGTAGACGTATTTTCCATTCCCTGTAGACGCGCCATTTCACCCCACATGCCACCACCAAGTGTGAATTGACCTCCAGATATGTTATATAAAAATTTATCTATTTGTATTCGCACCTTAGAACCTTCACTACCAAACCATTCAGGTTTGAGAAAAAGGAAAGCCAAAAATGTAACGACAAAGAATAGGATCATAAATATCATTTATCTTATGTGAAGAAATTAATTCGTAATTTCTCCACGTTCAATCAACTTCTTACGGTTGATCATATGGAGTCCTTCAACTTCCGACTTGTTCTGTGCACCGTAAGGTACAGCATATCCTTCGTCGACTAGCCATTTATTAACATTCGTCCACACCCCATCTTCGGAAACCCAAACTTCCCCAAGAACGCGACCGAATTTACCCCGAGAGTCTGCTTCCGGACATCTGAGTTCGATGTCGATATCATCCTTCTCAGATGCAACCGCCTTTA